GAAGCAGGATGACGCCATTCGTGTGGAGGCGAACGGAGATCGATATAAGAAGATGTATTTGAAGTATGCAGGGATCAAGTGCGATTTGTTTATCAATATCCCGCCGAGTGCGTGGGGTGTGCAGATGGTGATCCGCACAGGGTCGAGTGATTTCAGTCATTGGTGCGTGACGGAACAGAGGCTTGGAGGCGCATTGCCGAATGGTTATTTTGTGAAGCATCAAGTGTTGTGGGTGAAGAGCGAGGGTTTTGATAAATATAAAGTACCAGATGATCCGAATAAGGCAATCGCATTGTTGACTGATACGAATCATTTGTCGATGCCGGAGGAGATTGATTTTTTGAATTTCCTGGAGTTGGGATGGCTCGAGCCGAATAATCGGGTGGCGAAATGGAAAGGAGTAAAATAGAGACATGGATAAGAAGTGCAAGACATGCCAATTTTTTAGATTGCAGAAGTGGACAGCAACACCTGATGCGCCGGAGCCACCGTGGTGTTCGAATTTGAAGTCACCGAACAAGTGGAAGAGTGTGAAGGAGACGGATGGTTGCAGGGTGTGGCAGTTGAAGAAGACCGCTGAGAACACGGATGAGCTGTCGAAGCGGGTGGCGGAGAAGTTTAATCCTGAAAGGCGAGGTGAAGATTAGGAAGTTATTGAAACAGATTCAAGCGGGGTTGGAGAAGCATGATTGCAACGCCAGCGGGCAAGGTGGGCATCACTGGGGACACGTGGGTGATCTGGAAAGCATTGCATCAACCTTAACTGATTTGAAAGATCGTTTACATAACACAGGCGAATATGCAAAGGTGGAATAATGAGAAAAGCAAAGTACATCACGGACCCCAAGGAAGTTTACACGCTGGAGCTGGATAAGCTTCAGCGTTGTTTTTCGGAGATGCAGAGGGTTGGCGAGGAGGTGAGTGATCCGCCAAAGATCGGATGGCGACAGGTTGAGTATCTTCGACAGATGAACTTCATTCTTCTGGATGTAGTCCAAGTAGGGGAAAGTTTACTAAAACTAGACTCTTGACAAGTGAGGGATTTGTTTTAAAATTCAGGTTGTAAGTTCAGCACGCCCGTTCTGTGTAATGGGCAGGTTCGGAGATTAGCGCCCGATGTCATTTGACATCGGGCGCTTTCCGTTTAATCCAACCCCCACCTAGCCTCCCCCATTTTTGGGGGCGCAAAATGGGGGAAAGGCTTTAGAGTTCGAGAGGAGCATGTTATGTCATCTGAGCAAATTATTTTGATTGGGTTGATCGCTTCGGCGATCACATTTGGATTGAGGGCGCTGGCGACGTATGCAAAGTATAAGCCGGGGCGTGTGGTGGTGAACATCGTTTTGTATATTGTTTCAGCATTCCTGGCTGTGCAGTGGACCGGTGCGGCGTTACCTACTTTCCCGCCATTCGATGCGAACATCGGTGTATTTGTTGTGGCAATGTGGCAGTACTTAAATGAATGGGTGGCATTAGGCGCTCCCATTTTGGGTTCTGCAACGTTGATTTACAACCTGCTGTATGAAAAGGTTGTGGTACCGGCGTTCAAGTTTCTTGCAAAGAAATAATGCTGGATGCCTATATATGATCCCAAGGTCCGCAAGCACATTGTTCCAATCCGATATAAGACGCCTTCGAGGCGCCGGATTGTTTTGATTGTTGCACAAATTCAAGATGCTCTTGGGAATTGGATGGTACCAACCATTACGTTATCGGAGGTGCTGCCGTCCATCATCGAGAGCGGACGTTTTGCGGATGATATCGGCGATGCTTTTACGACAGCCGCGTCTTTTTGGAAGGATTGGATGCTGGATGTGAAGGTCGTGGATGTGGAAAGTAACAAGCGCACCGATCCGAGTGTTGAAGATGAGTGATAAGACCAGCGGCGTTGTTGAAAAACTCGATGTGCTGTTGAGCGATGATAAGAACTTTACGACGCGTGCTGGTTTGCGGTTTATGACCACAGTCATGAGGGATGCCCTGGTTGCCATCGGAGATATTACCGATAAGAATGAAAACATTGACAACAGGCTGGCAGAAATCGATAAGGCTTTTCTGGCTTTTATGAAACAGCAAACCAAGAAGGAAGAACAAGCCAGTGAAGAACGCAAGAAATGGCGATGGGTAATCATTACCCCAACGATTGCAATCCTAATCGCAGAGATTGCCCGTTTGATTTTTCGTTGAAAGGAAAAATAAATATGGATGAACAATTTGTGCCGGGTGATTACACGGCTTTAGGGGCGATGAATATCAGAGTGCAAATGAAGACGATGCCCGATTCGAATATTGTGGGGGGGTATCGGAATGGGGCGACCTTCCGAGTCTATGAGGTTTATTCGGAGGTGAGTGGGATTGTGTGGGGGCGGGTGAGTTCGAATACGGGCGAGGGTCAAGCCAGATATGTAGGCTTGCGGGTTAATAATCAACCAAAGGCAAAACTGGAAATGGCGTTCGTTGAGGGTGGAGCAGAAAACGGAGATGCATTGATTACAGTTCTGACCCGTATCGCTGTGGCGATTGAAGGATTGTCGAAAAAATAATGAATAATGGACGATTGGATAAACCGGTTTATCAATTGACAATGCCGCTGGAGGGCATCGAGGAAGCGGTCCCGCAGAATGAGGAAAGGCTTTCGAGCGAAGCCGCACTTGCGGCTCTTGCCGTTTTGCGGGTGAAGGAACCAGTGGTGGAAATGGTCGAGGGGAAGAGGCAGATCACAGCGCAGAAAGAAGCGGAGCCACGCTGGATGGATCTATATAAGCGCCTGATAGAGGGCGGCTGGAAGTGGCGTGTGGCTGTGTATATCGCATGGGCAAGCCAGCCGAAGAAATATCGTTATCCAGATACGCAGGAGAGACTTGCGATTGATGTACTAGGTTTGACATCAGACCGTGCGATTGCCACATGGCGGAAGAAGAATCCGACGATTGACGACACCATCTCGATGCTACAGGGATCCATTATTTACGACGCGCTGGCAGATGCATTCGGGGCGATGGTGGATGTGGCGACGGAGGCGGATTACAAAGGGCATCAGGACCGCAAATTGATGTTCGAGATGGCAGGCGTTTATACGCCGTCATCGAAGATCACAGCAGAGATGGCGAAGCGCCTGACGAACAGCAACCCGGACGACCTGGAAGACCTGCCAGATGAGGAACTGCGCCGCTTCGAGAACATGGCAAGCACGGCATTGGAAAACAAACACCGCAAGGAAGAGGAAGCAGAATGAACGATATGCCTGCGGCGATCAACCATAAACCAAAGATGGCACGCGCCGAACGAGCACGCCGTGTATTGGCACGCCGTCATTTGATTGACTACAGCACGTATGTTGCGCCGTGGTACAAGCCTGCCAGGCATCACATTTATCTTGCCGGTTATCTCGAGCAGGTGAAACGATTTATCGAGACACAGGGGCGAGAGGGAATCGGGAGGCTGATCATCTGCGAGCCGCCGCAATATGGAAAGACAGAGCAGGCAAGCCGATTATTTCCTTCATGGATTTTGGGAGACCTGCCCGATTCACGCATCATCCTGACATCGTATGGCGCAGACCTGGCGACGGAGAACAGCCGCATCACACGTAACTACGTTGGGAGCGATGCGTATGCAAACATCTTCGGGAAACGTTCTGCGATGGATGAACCGGTTGAGTTGAGCCCTGAAAGCCGTTCGGTGGTCTCGTGGAATTTGAAGGGTCATAGAGGATCGGTGTTTGCATCCGGTGTGGGCGGCGGTATCACTGGACGCCCTGCCAACCTGGTCGTGATTGACGATCCGTTCAAGAGCCGTGAGGATGCAGAGAGCGAAACCTATCGCAGGAAAGTGATGAGCTGGTATCGCTCGGTGGTTTATCCACGTGTGGCGAATACGCCCGGGGCGGCGATCATCATCATGCACACACGCTGGGATCAGGAAGACCTGGTGGGGCAGTTGTTGACGCAGATGGTCAGCGAACCAGAATCGGATCAGTGGGTGGTCGTCTTTTTGCCGAGCCTGGCGTTGGAAGAAGATCAATATCCAAGGGACGAGGAAGAGTTCAAAGAGAATTTATTGCGCGGGATTTATGTGCCGATGGGCGGCGATCCATTAGGACGCAAGCCGGGCGAGGCGCTATGGGCTGAACGTTCAGATGTGGCGAAGATCAACCGCACACGCGCCAACATGCTGGATTACGATTTTCAGGCATTGTTCCAACAATTGCCACGCATGGCGGAAGGCGAGTTCTTCGATGAGGAGGATTTTCAGATCATCGAGAAGGCGCCGGAGGGTTTGCAGTGGTATCGGTATATTGACCTGGCATTGGGCAAGAGCAAGACGAGCGACAATAATGCGACGATCGCCGGAGCCCTGGATGGCAATACAGGCGATCTTTATCTACGTGACCGAATCAAGGTGCGTGAATTGAAGGAGTTTTTGCCACAGGCACGCACTGCGATGCTATCTGATGAAGAAAATAATACGGAGTGGGGCGTTGAGGATGTGGCTTTTCAGAAACTTGTGTTCCAACAGTTTTTGAAGGATAAGGCTTTAGCAAACGTACGCATTCGAGCAGTGAAGCCATTGGGCGATAAGGTCGAGCGCGCAAGAGCGTGGCAATTACGGGCGAAGCAGGGACACGTGAAGCTGGTGCGTGGTCCGTGGAATTTGAATTTCATCCGTGAGGCGACTTCGTTCCCGAAAGGCAGACATGACGATGATGTGGATACGGTCAGCGGCGACGTGCAGATGATCGCCGAGGATGGCGGAAGCATGAAGACGGCGAGCAGTACGGCAATTGTGATGGAAGCGGAGGAGCTTTTTGCCGTTAGCAATTAGCAGTTTTTAGGAGCAATTATGAAACCGATTCATTTTGAACAGGCAAACAAAACTCTTTTGAAACCCGAAGGCATGACCGATGAACAGTGTGGATCACTTCCTGTTTTCACAGACGGCAAGGAATGTATTTCGCTATGGAAGATGACATGGCGTGAGCGATTATCCGCCTTTTTTTTTGGCAAGGTGTGGTTGTTTGTTACCAGTGGCTACACCCAGCCACCCGTCCTTTTGATGGCGACTAAAGAAATTTTCAAAGAAGCGATGCAATCGCTTCAGGAGGAAGACCGTGGCTAAGAAGATTAAACAAGGGAAACCGCTCGAGGAGCTGGTGAAGGGGTCGCTGGAATATACGCTGGCGTGGATCAGCAAGCAGTTCCGCACGCAATTTCCATATGTGGATGGCGGACCGAGTTTTTATGTTGTTGATTCGTTTGCAGATTTCGTGACAGTCGAATCATACAGTTCAGATCTGATGCCCAGCGAGTTCTACAAGGTCTCGTATACGAAGAGCGGCGATCAATATACCTTTGCGTCCCAGGAGCAATGGGAGATCGTTGAGCTGGCATATCAGCCGAAGACAACGGCGCAAGAGATGGCGGTTAGTGAGGGCAAGAATTCTGCCTCACCCCACCTCACCCCCAGCCCCTCTCCTAAAGGAGAGGGGAGTAGGAAGAAGGGACGCCGGTTCGAGGAGAGTATTCCGAATGCGGTGGAGTTTATGGAGAGTGAAGATGCGGGGAATGTGGATGGTCAGTGGCGGATCAAGGGAATTGGGATCACTGCGGATTTTGTGAACGGTAATGGACGGCGTTACTCTGCGAAGGTGCTCGAAGCGGCGATCCGCAATTTGCGGGGTCATCTGCATGAGAGCGCAGGGCAGGGACGATTGATGGAATCTGTGCCCGATTCCGTTGTGACTGGCGAGGGCGATCATCCTAAAGATAAAGGCAATCGGCAACCTTTACTGCGTGAGACGGTCATCAACTGGGAGAGCGTTGGCTTCGATGGAAGGCAAGTGACGCTCGAAGGCTGGCTGGCTGGAAGCACGGCAGGTAGAGATATCCGCGCGCAAATGAAGGCAGGTATTCGCCCAGGAATCAGTCAACGTGGGTATGGCGAGAGCAAGATCGTGAA